GAACGGATTCAGCGACGAAGACAGCCGCAGACTTGAATTAACAATGGAACGTGTAGCCATGAAAATGATAACAAGGGAATCTCAAAGACCAGGCGGAATGTTGCAACCTCGCCGCAAATAAACTAAACCCCGGTGCAATGCCGGGGTTATTTTTCGTATTTATAAACGACCATTCCGCGCGATATATCCCCTTTCGAATATCTCGACTCACTTATGAGTGCCTTTCACGCCACATAACTTGTTATAGGCATGGTGCTCAACAATTAACCAAACCTTCAAATCTTCGCTAAACAGCCTCCAATCAAGATTGATATCCATTTTGTATCCGTAACCGTCGCGTAACTTTTTGGGGTAAACTTCTTTTCTCAGAAAGGCTTTAAGTAATTCCTTACCTTTCTTGATGATCCGGTCCTGTGCGTTTTTCTGTGCTTTCAGATTTCTGTCAATCGCTACCAGTTTCATAACTCACCCTATCATCCTTAGTTAAGTGCCTTCAGGAAGAAGTCCCGGTATTCATCTTCTTTCGCATTCATCATGAATTGACCGTATTTGAATGCGTCGTCGAAACCCTTAACGATTGCTATTTCCACTTGTTCGAATGCGTTATTTAGCATTACTACTACATAGCGTTTCATTTTGGGCCTCCTTCGTTGGTACTACTTTCTTCTTGCTTTCTATATACATCTTGTTGCGTGCTATGTGAAGCCATTTTGTAAACTAGCTATAATCATTGTGACAATGATCTTATTTTTCGCGTGGAAGCGCGTAAAGATATATACAAAATGTAACTTGTGGGGGTTTTATGCCGGAAGTGTTCAGATGGACGCCGCAAAGAAGCTACAGCGTGACCAGGAAGCCAGACGTATCTGTTGTTAAGCTGGGCGATGGTTATGAGCAAAGACAGGTAAAAGGTATCAATCCATTGCTTGATAGCTACACCCTGGTGTTTAAAGGCAGTAGCGCCGGATGTGGTGATGGTGGAAACGTAGCAATCCAGGCGGAAGCATTCTTGAGGGCGCGCGGCGCGGTCGAGGCTTTTTACTGGTCGCCGTCAATGGATAACGTGCAAAGGCTTTTTGTCTGTCGGCAATGGAGCATGACTAAAGACGGGCCTTTGTACACGCTAAACGCAACGTTTGAGCAAGTTATTAATTAGAGGTGGTTATATGCCTTATTTTTGTGTAGTGGAGCGCACTGGAGCTTTTACATTATTTGCCGATTATGAAATTAATGATCTCACTGTAAAGGCTGATGACGGTGAGACCTGGTATCTTCATGATATGGGTGATGGGTATGTCGGCTGTACGACATATGATGGCAAAGAGGTGGCATTTCTATCCTACGATTAAAAAAAACACCCCGCCGGAGCGGGGTTTATAATATTGGTGATAATACCAGCATTACAGCTACCGCAATAATAATCACTTCGAGAATGTAATGTTCACACACCTCATAACACTCCCTTCAAATATGTCAATCCCTTATCGGTGACGAATGAATGATTTACCTGGTTTTCATCCGTCATGATGATAAATAACTTTTCCTGTAGGTATTTCGCTTTCGGGTACAGCGTTAAACATACCTGGTACAGAATCCCGCGCTCAATCAGCAAATCAATAAATTCGTGCTCATGATAACCGACGAGGCGGGCAGCCTGTTTCAACGTGTACACATAATCACCGTGATTGCGCCGCCCCATGATTTTACTCCTACGCATCAAAAAATAGCATATCAGGCATAAAATCATCGCCGTAAACAGTTCCATACCCTTTCACCATGCCTCCAGAAACATCAAGCACTGTCAGCGGAACAAAGTTTAAACAGTTGCCAACAGTGAAATAAGTACCAGAAGATGTTTTGAATAATGGGTATTTATCTTTTATATTAAAATCCTTCTTTTTGTTAGATGTAACAACGAGTTTGATAATACCTATCATCTTCATATATTGGCTCACTCTTTATTTGCCATTAAAACAGCTTAGGTTATCGATGCAGAAGTCTTTCGCAGCTTTTTCGTATTCGCATTTTGCTTCTGGATCGTCAGCCGGGAAACCTTTTGCGTGTATTTCACCAGGGCAAGACTGATCCATAGAGTCTGCAAAATTAACATTGAAGTTAACATTAATATCTTTCGGGTTCATATCTTCCACCTCATCAACTATCTGTACCGGATTAGCAGCATATTTCACTGGATGGCCTAAACTACATTCAAGAATCCTGCCTTCTTCCAGGGCTACTTCTTCGCTATCAAATAATCCGAAACACTCCTTGCTACCACTTAACCACACATCAAGACTGTATTTTTTCATTTTTGTTAGCCTCATATTTGACAGGTTCGATCTGGTATCCCAAAAGGCGGTCATCCTCAGCAAGTAAAAGCGCGTCAACCAATGCTTCCCCCTCGTCGTCATACAGGGCGATAACCTTTTCCCTACCGTCTGTCATGAATACCGTCAACTTCCATGGCTTTTCAGTCATAACGCACCTCCGCGCCATTTTGTTAACTTCCCCTTCGTTTGAGTAAAATATACATATTGTAAAAACCATGATCAATCCATTTTGGTGTGATTTAGCGTGACGCATATCACAAAATGACAAGGTGAGAAAATGCGCAATATTCCGAGAGAGATGATTATTGATTCCGTCGATGCCGGAGTTGGCGCGGTCATTGACTTATTTGAACTGGACCTTACTCCCCTGGGAGGCGAGGTTATCCGCTTCCATTCCGGCGCGAACGGCTATTACGGCCAGGTTATCTGGAAGGGAGTAGCTTACAACAGCTACCCGATCGAGGCGACGGGCTTCGAAATGAAAAATGAGGGTGTTTATTCGCGGCCTCAAATGGTTGTAGCCAATATCGGCGGACTCATTACGGGGATGAACAACGATTTTAACGACCTTAGAGGAATGAAGGTTACGCGCCGCCAGGTGGAGGTGAAATATCTTGACGCCGTTAACTTCCCTAACGGTAATCCAGACGCAGATCCATCTATTGAGGCTGTATCTTTTTACGTCGTTGAAGCAATGAGCGAAGAAACAGCGGATCAGGTGCAGTATGAACTGTCAACGCCAATTGATGCAGATAAAGCTGTCATCCCTGGGCGCACCATCCTTGCTGACGTTTGCCAGTGGCAATACAGAGGCGACGGGTGTATGTACGCTGGAGGACCAGTAGCAAACGATAAAGACGAGCCGACAAGCGATCCTAAAGCCGACAGATGTAGCCACCGTCTGAGCGGTTGTCGTTTACGTTTCCCGCGTCCAAATCCGTTACCAATTTCCTGTTTCCCCGGTTCAAGTAAGGTGGGCTAATTATGGCACTTGAAGACAAAATGGTTCGCTACGCCGCAGCTCACCCGCGTGAGGAAGTTTGCGGCCTGGTGATAAATAACGAATATTTTTACCCGTGCGCTAACGTATCTGAAACGCCATACAACAGCTTCAAAATTTCGCCGGACGATTACATCAAAGCTGACGAATTAGGCGTTATAACCGCCGTTTTTCACTCTCACGTTGATGATATTCCGGTATTGTCTGCGCTGGATCGACAACAACAGGTTATTTCCGGCCTCCCGTGGCTTTTATGTTCCGGTGGCAGGGTTAGAAAATTCCGCCCGGTAGCGCACCTGTTAGGCCGAAAATTTGAGCACGGGAAAACAGACTGCTACGCGCTTTTCCGCGACGCATATCACCTTTGTGGCGTGGATCTGCCGGACTTCGAGCGCCTTGATGGCTGGTGGCTTCGCGGTGAAAACCTGTATTTAAAAAACTTGCCGCGAAACGGGTTTTATCAGGTTGATGCGCAAAGCATCCAGCCAGGTGACGTAATAATCAGGCAGCCGTTCAAAGGCGCTGACCCATGCCACGCGATGATTTACCTGGGCGATAACACTGTTTTGCATCATGACAATGCCGGACTGTTAAGCCGCCGCGAGCAAATGCGGCCCGCTTATGTTCGACAAACGCATTCAATATGGAGATCTGATAAATGCTCAAATTTAGATTTACGGGCAATCTTCGAAGATATTACAGCAAAGTGTGTTTAAACGTTGAAACGCCAGCGCAAGGGCTTCGCTTATTGACCGCGCAGAATCAGGAATTCAAGAAGGCGTTTTTAAACACTCCTTTGCGCTTACGAATTGCCGGGAAAGATTACGACGAAAAGACCGCGCCAGCTGCGGTTAATAGCAAATATCCAGATGGAACTACTGTGATTATTGCGCCAATAGTGGAAGGTGGTATTGCAGGTATTGGTGTGATCGGCTGGATTATGATTGGGATATCAGTTGTCAGTGTCGCTTTTTCTATTTTTATGTCTCGCAACATGAAGGTAAAAACATCATCAGAAAGCGCACAGGACAACACCATAACTAATAACACTTACACCAGCATAGAAAACAGGGTAGGCCAAGGTAGACCAGTGCCAATTTTATTAGGTGAAATGAAAGTTGGTTCAAACGTCGGATCGTTAGGCATAGACACAACAAACAATAAAGACGCCTTAGACGTTGTAAGTTAACAGGAGAATTAACCATGAGTAGCGGCGGCGGTAAAGCAAAAACACCGACTTTAATTAACGATAATCTATACCATAAACAATTTTATCGTGTACTTGATATTATTTCGGAAGGTCCGATTTATGGACCTGTAAATACAAAAGCGCCATTAAATAGCGTGATGCTTAATGATACGCCTGTTACAGACGCGAACGGCAATACAAGTGTCCCTGGTGTTAGCGTGGCGTGGCGTAACGGCACGTTAGATCAATCACCTATTAACGGTTTTAACGCCATTGAATCAACCGTTATTGTTAACGCTCAGGTGAAACACGATACCCCAATAATCAGGACTGTATCAGATCCTAACGTTGCGCGCGTTCGCCTGAATATCGGCGTCGATTCACTTGTACAATCTGACGAGCAAAGCAATCAACATAACACATCGGTTATGATGATGATTGATGTCAAGCCTTCATCTTCTTCTGCGTGGACGCTTGTTAAAGATGTCACTATAGGTCCGGGTAAGATCAGCGGAGAATATCTTGAAGCGCATATTATCAATGCACCAGATGAAAAGCCGTTTGATATTCGCGTTCGCCGTGTCACCGCTGATAGCACGAGCGATCTATTGCGGAATGGTACGCGATGGAGTAGCTACAGCGAAATAATCGACGATAATTTGTCATATCCCCACACCGCTGTAGCTGGCGCGGTTATTGATCATGATCAGTACACTGATACACCTACCCGCACTTATCACCTGCGCGGGCTGATTGTTGACGTTCCTGATAACTATAACCCGGAAACGCGCACTTATTCCGGTTTGTGGCTTGGCGGCTTCAAGAAGGCGTACACCAATAACCCAGCATGGATCTTCCGTTACCTGGTTAAAAACGAGCGTTTCGGCCTTGCCCGCCATGCTGGATACATTGACGTTGACGACGGCGCATTATATACGCTTTCTCAATACTGCGACCAGTTGGTAGATGATGGTTACGGTGGCCTTGAGCCTCGCGTGACGCTTAATGCTTACATTACAGAGCAAATGAGCGCCCGCGATTTACTGGACAATATCGCCGGGATGTTCCGAGGCATCGCGTTATGGGACGGGCAACGCCTTACCGTGATGATTGATGCGCCACAAGACCCGATCGCCACCATCACAAACGCAAACGTCGTTGATGGTGCGTTCACTCGTTCAAGTATCGCCCGCGCAGAATGCTACAACGCCGTGATTGTATCATGGACCGACCCGGAAAACGGCTGGGAGCAATCAAAAGAGTATGTGGCAGATGATGAGCTAATCGCCCGTGATGGTTATAACGAAACAACGTTGGAGGCGTTCGGGTGCACTTCACGCGGGCAAGCGTACCGCGCTGGCAAATGGCTGATAGAAACAGCAAAACGCGAGCCGTCAAAATTCACGTTTAAAATGGCCCGTGACGCAATTCACTTCACCCCTGGGGATATTATCGAGATACTCGACAATAACCGCGCAGGCGCTCGTTTGGGCGGTCGCATCGTGGTAAACAGTGGCAGGGTTATCACGGTCGATAAAGTTGATTCTGAATATATCGCCCCTGGTGACACCATTAGCTTGCTTGATAGCGATGGCAAGTTTAAAAAACACCAGATCACTGGAGTTAGCGGAAACAAAATTACCCTTGCATCCGCCCCGGCATGGATTCGTAACGGTACTGTTTTTGCTGTATCAACCAACGCAGCAAAACCCGTTTTATGTCGAATCACCAGCGTAGCAGAAACAGAAAATAACAGCGTATACACCATCGAGGCCGCACAGCATGATCCACATAAGCAGGCCGTAGTCGATAATGGCGCAATCTTCGAGATCAATAACGACACGCTTAATCACTTCCGCGTGCCGAACATTGAAAATCTGAAGGTGTTAAACGTTGGATCTGAAACGGTTCAATGTCGCGCAACATGGGAAACACAGACGACAACGCGTCGCCTGACCTTTGAGATTCGCGTGTATAACGCCGACGGCGCTGTGGTTAAAAGCTACGAAACTACGAATTACAGTTATGATTTTTATGGCATTGATTCAGGAACCTACTCATTAGGCATTCGCGGTCGTAATGATACGGGCATGAAGGGCGCTGAGAGTATAGTTGATCTGGTTATTGGTGCACCAGCAGCCCCGATTGGCGTTAATTGGGTTCCTGGTGTATTCCAGGCAACAGTGTATCCGATCAGCAGAACAACGCTTACCACTGATACCAGTTACGAGTTTTATTACTCAGGTGAAACACAGATCACCGACCCGGCATCAGTAACCACTAAAGCACAATATACGGGGCGTGGTCATCAGTGGACGTTTGGCGGCATGAATACAGGTCACATATATTACGTTTATGTGCGCACGCGTAACGCTTTTGGTGTGTCTGACTTTGTGGAAGCGTCAGGTAAGCCAACAGAAAACTTTGACGAAATTACCGATTACGTCACCAAAGACGTAATGAATTCCAAACAATTTAAAGAAATGGTTGGTGACATTAAAGATCTAGGCGACCGCACTGATCTTATCGAAAGCGCTACGAATGACCTTAAAACTGCTACTGACAACCTCAAAACTGCAACTGATAATCTGACCAATATAACTGACGATTTAAGGACTGAAACTGACAACCTAACCATAGAAACAGGATTAATAAAAGCTGACACGGACACACTTAAAAAAGAAACGGAAGATCTTTATAAAAAGGTTAAGGAAAACGCCGATGATATTGGACAGCATGAGTCGAGAATCGACTCGCTAGAGGTGTCTAGCGAAAAAGTTGGCAGCGAACTAGCGCAAGCAAAAGCAAGTCTGCAAAACGCCTCACTTGCTCTTATTAATAACTCGCTTGCACAGACTAACACTCGCGTAACTCTTACCGCTCAGTACAAGAAAGGCAGGACAGAGACGAAAGCGGAAATTGACCGCATTGACAACGTTATCGCTGAAGAGAAAAAAGCGACAGCGGAATCACTGGAAACCATCACGGCAGAAATGAATGTGATGGACACAAACCTTAAAGGTCAGATCTCTAATGTGCAACGCGCAGTAGCTGACGAGGCCAGCGCTCGCGCTGAAGCTATTAACGGTGTAAATGCCTCAATAAGCAATCTTGACAAGAAAACTGACGCCAGCGTAAACCGTCTTGATCGGGCAATTGCAGACGAAACAAGTGCGCGTACTCAGGCTATCAGCGACGTGAACGCAAGTATCTCAACGCTTGACAAGAAAACTGACGCCAGTGTTAAGCGCCTCGATAAGGCAATATCAGATGAAACGCAGGCAAGAAGCGACGCAATAACAGTGGTTAAAGCTGATTTAACAACGCTTGAAAATAACACAAATGCCAGTGTTAGCCGTCTTGATCAAGCTATCGCTGACGAATCAAGCACACGCGCTCAGGCGATATCAGGTATCAGCGCGTCGCTTGGCAGCGTTAAAAGTGAGGTTGATAAAAACAGCGACGAGATAGTTCAGGCGAAAGCAGGTCTGCAAAACGCATCTCTGGCGCTTATTAATAACTCAATGGCGCAAAGCAAGATGAGCACTGTTATTGAGGCGAAATACAGGAAAGGACAAACAAAAACAAAAGCGGAAATAGCAAGGGTAGACACAGCAATCGCAGATGAGGCGAGCGCACGCGCAGAAGCTATTAGCAACGTTAACGCCAGCGTCAGTAGTCTTGAAAGCAAAACCGACGCGAGCGTTTCCCGTCTTGATAAAGCAATCGCAGATGAGGCGAGCGCACGCGCAGAAGCTATTAGCGGGATTAATGCGTCAATTTCCACGCTCGATAGCAAGGTGACAAGCAACGTAACCAGGATGGATAAAGCGATCGCAGATGAGAAGAATGCACGCACTGACGCAATCAGCAGCCTTAACTCATCGCTTACCAGTACGATTAATTCGAAAGTATCCGAAGTGTCAACTGCACTTTCTACGCATGAAACATCAAGCGCGGAAAAATTTGGCCAGATCTCGGCATCTTTCGACGATGTAAACTCAAGCATCACGGAATGGTCACAGGCTATGGCAACGGCAGACGAGGCATTGTCAACCAGAATCGACCAGTTGAAAGTAACTATTAACGGAAACACAACGGCGATAGAAACGACATCAAAAGCACTGACTGACTTCAAAGGTAACGTTGATGCGTCATATTCAATTAAGATTGCCACTGATAAAAACGGTATGAAATACGCTACAGGAATGTCGCTCGGCCTTACTGGTAGCGGGACTAACGTTCAATCGCAGTGTATTTTCCTCGTTGACCGTTTCGTGCTTATGACTGCGGCAGGTGGCTCCTATCAGACCCCGTTCTATGTTACTAACGGTGCTTGCTACATCCGTGATGCGTGGATCAGAGACGCATCAATCACTACCGCGAAGATTGCGCAGCAAATTCAGTCAACCAACTATAAAGCTGGTTCGGCTGGCTGGATGCTAAATAAAAACGGCAATGCGGAGTTCAACAACGTCACTGTACGCGGTACGGTGTACGCAACATCTGGTAAATTCACTGGTGAGATTCAGGCCACAAGCGGGAAGTTTAAAGGTACAGTAGAGGCAAAGTCATTTGTCGGTGACGTTGCTAACATGGGGGTTGGTCCAGATCGAGTGCTTGGGCATAACGGAAGTTATAGCGCAACCATCACATATAAAGACAGCACGGATAATGCATTGACGAAATCAGTTATGCTTATGGCGACTATTTCATTAATGTCTGGTGAATATAGATCCACTTATAACGTAACGTTTAGTTGCGGAGATAAAAACAAAACAATTTCATATTACGTGCCTTATGGTGGATGCACATTAACAGTGCAATGCGCTTTTTCTGGTTTAAAAGCATCAGATATTATCGGGAAAATATATTGTCCTCAAACATCATCATCTGAAGGATACGCATATTGTACCGCGTTGTATTCTCCAACAATGATAGTAGCAAGAGGCACCGGATCATTTAGAACATCAACGACAGCATAAAAAACGGGGCATAAGCCCCGTTTTTTTATGCATTGTTTTTATTTTTTACACCCATCATTTACACCAGAAAAATGGATAGGTAAATTACATTCACTGTCAATAATTTTACCTTGTAGTTGTTTTTCTTTCCATGAGTCAGTATTGAAATAACTCGAACGTTGGTTATCAAGGCCAGTATCACCATATTGAGCAGTGCCAGCATCACTCTTATCTGTCGAATTTACAGAAGCAAAAGCACCAAAAGACAGAGCTGATAAGATGCAAGCAACAATTAGTTTTTTCATTGTATTCACCTTACTGTTTGTTTTACTGTCATTTGTTGTTCGTGATGATCCACCCATCCGATGAGCAAATCACCGCAGAAGCTATCATTTCGTATGTTGATATAGATCAAAAAATACATTATGTATAAGATCAAAGTGTAACGCGGATTACAAAATGGTAGAATTATTCCGTTAATTAACATAATGGAGTCATTGCAATGATTTACACAACAGGCACGATAGCCGTTAGCGGAAAAACAGTTACTGGAGCTGGCACTGAATTCAATGCCGCATTATCTATGATTAGAGTGGGTTGCACCCTTATTGCCATTAGCAATCCGGTGCAGATTTTCTCAATCACAGAGGTAAAAAGCGCGACAAGTTTGTCAGTAACTCCGGCGGCAAGCCCGGCAATTCCGGCTGGAACTAAATATAGCATCCTGCTTTCAGATTCGATCTCTGTGGATGGCCTTGCTCAGGATGTTGCCGAAACACTGCGTTACTATCAGGGCAAAGAATCAGAAATAGCTGACGCCGTTGAATTTTTTAGCGACAACAAAGATGTTATTTCAGCCTCGAAATTAGCATCAGAATCAGCTACCACTGCAACCAACGCGGCAACAACAGCGACAACCGCCGCCGATTCAGCTAAGACATACAGAGACGAGGCCCACGAATACGCCAATCAGACGGCACAGCCTTACGCGTATGTTTTGCAGCCGCTGCCGGACGTATGGATACCGTTTAACGATTCTCTGGATATAATCACTGGCTACGGCTCAGGCACGAAAAAAGTAACCATTGATGGTGAAGAAAAAACAATATCATCAGATAAGGTTGTTTCTTTCTCCCGCGCAAGTACAGCTACTTACATTAACAAATCAGGAGTTTTAACCGTAGCTGATATTAACGAGCCACGTTTCGAACGCGAAGGATTATTAATCGAAGGTGCTCGCACAAACTTCCTTATCAACGGTAGCGTCCCTGCAAATTGGGGCCGATCAACTAATGTCACCGCTACAGCAGAAACTGACAGCTACGGTTTCCTGTACGGAAAATTCGTGATCGACGACAGTGCAGTTGGCGGCACTGGTGGTTGCAACATGGCGTCAGTGATCACTGCTAACATTATCGACACTACTCAGCACGATGAACAGTACGTCACCGCTTCTTGTCGTTTTCGTTCGTCAAACGACGTCCGGTTGCGTATCCGTTTTGCTGGTGGTGAAGACACTTCCAGTCTGGCATTCCTGTGTGATGCGTATATCAAACTAAGCGACATGTCTGTAACGAAGACAGGCGGCGATGCAGACAAACTCACTGTTAGCGTAACAACGGACAGCATCACCGGATGGAATCGCGCAGTGGTGACGTATAAATCAACCGTAACGCTGGTTACCGCGCAAATTCAGTTTGCTCCGGTTAGCGCGTTCGTGTCCGGCGACTACATGGAACTGGCAACTCCTCAAGTCGAACTTGGTACGAATGCATCATCGTATATTAGCTCAGGTTCAACTCCTTCTACCCGTGCGAGCGATATGGTAAGTATTACGACTAAAAACAACCTTGCGCGTCCTCCGTTCAGTTTCCTGCTCGAACTTCACAAGGACTGGTTCAGAGCGCCTAACTCCGCGCCGCGTGTTTGGGATATTGCCAACGCTAAGAATGGGCAGTCAGTTATCGCTGCGGTTAACCGTGGTAGCAATCAGTATTACATGTCTCTATCCAAAAGCGACGGTGCTTACATCAATTCTGCCGCTGGTGTTAAGTTAACTGATAACGCCACTATTGGCGCGGTGGTTAAAGGCGATGGAACATTCCATGTGATCATGAACGGTGCACCTGCTAGTGATGCGACTTGTATCTACGGTGGTGTGACACAGGACAAAAACATCCGCTTTGGTGGTCAGACATCCGATGGAACGCGCCACTTGTTCGGACATATCAGAAATTTTCGTATTTGGCACAAAGCATTAACTGATTCTCAATTAAGCGAAATTGTTTAAGGTGGTTAACATGAAAGACGTTAGCTTGCAATTTACTGATAAACAGCAATACAACGACATCGTGATTAACAGCGGCTGGCTGGACACCAATCAGCAAACCGTGTTTATTAATGACATTGGTTTTGTTCTTGTATTCGATGATCCAGAAAGCGACACGCCTGTACTGATTGAGAAAAAAGGCTATTACGTCAACATGCGCATTACTGGTGACGATGTTGATATTTCTCAGCTTGAGCCTTTCATCGTTCCAGATCCAGGCGTCCGCGCATGGGCTTAATGATGCGGCAGTGATAGCATGGTGATGTTGAAAGCATCGCCGAGAAACGAGGCTAACGCCTCGTTTCTTTTTGTGTACCAAATAGTGACCAAATATCAAAAACTAAAATCAAAAACAACATAACATTATGTTTTATAAATGATTATTCGTTACACTAATCATTCCAGACAGGACTGGTGAGTAAGTCCAGGGTATTGAAGTTGTGTGTAATCATTGAGATCCCATTATTTTTATCAATTTTTGTTGCTATCCGATCGCAAAAAAGCCACGTCATATGATCAGATAATTCTGATAATGATAGACGCTATTTAACACTTCACACGGTTTGTATACGGAAAAGCATTTTGCTTTTTGTATTCAATTTAGACAGAATTTTATTAATCATTTCAGGGTAATGGGGTGATGAGATGTTGCGTAACAGGGCCAGAAGGCTAGACTACAAAATAATGCGTTGATGATGGAGGCACTGTGGAAGCGATTAAGGGATCGGACGTTAATGTCCCGGATGCAGTATTTGCCTGGATGCTGGATGGTAGAGGCGGCGTTAAACCGCTGGAAAATACAGATGTGATTGATGAAGCGCATCCCTGCTGGCTCCACCTTAATTATGTACACCATGATAGCGCCCAATGGCTGGCGACAACACCGCTGCTTCCCAATAACGTACGTGATGCGCTGGCGGGCGAGAGCACACGGCCCCGAGTCAGCCGTCTCGGTGAAGGCACGCTGATTACATTGCGCTGTATAAACGGCAGCACCGATGAACGCCCCGATCAACTGGTCGCCATGCGTGTATACATGGATGGGCGATTAATTGTTTCGACCCGACAACGCAAAGTGCTGGCGCTGGACGATGTGGTGAGCGATCTGGAAGAGGGCACTGGTCCGACCGATTGCGGGGGGTGGCTGGTTGATGTGTGCGATGCGTTGACCGATCATTCCAGCGAATTTATCGAGCAGCTGCACGATAAAATTATCGACCTCGAAGATAATCTTCTCGATCAGCAAATTCCACCGCGTGGATTCCTGGCTCTGCTGCGCAAACAATTAATTGTGATGCGTCGCTATATGGCACCGCAACGTGATGTTTATGCTCGTCTTGCCAGTGAACGTTTGCCGTGGATGAGCGATGACCAACGCCGTCGGATGCAGGATATTGCCGATCGCCTTGGGCGCGGTCTTGACGAAATCGACGCCTGTATAGCACGGACTGGCGTGATGGCGGATGAAATCGCTCAGGTGATGCAGGAAAATTTAGCTCGTCGTACCTATACAATGTCGTTGATGGCAATGGTCTTTTTACCCAGTACGTTTCTGACAGGGTTATTTGGCGTCAACCTTGGTGGGATCCCTGGCGGTGGATGGCAATTCGGATTTTCAATTTTTTGTATTCTGTTAGTTGTTCTTATTGGTGGTGTTGCTTTATGGTTGCATCGTAGTAAATGGTTGTAACAAAAGCAATTTTTCCGGCTGTCTGTATACAAAAACGCCGTAAAGTTTGAGCGAAGTCAATAAACTCTCTACCCATTCAGGGCAATATCTCTCTTGCAGGTGAATGCAACGTCAAGCGATGGGCGTTGCGCTCCATATTGTCTTACTTCCTTTTTTGAATTACTGCATAGCACAATTGATTCGTACGACGCCGACTTTGATGAGTCGGCTTTTTTTTGCCTGTTATTTATCAGCGTCTACCCTTTAAGAGTCCACCCAATGACCGGAGGGAAGTATGACGACACTTATTTATTTGCAAATTCCTGTCCCTGAACCGATTCCTGGCGATCCTGTTCCAGTGCCCGATCCGATCCCTCGCCCGCAACCCATGCCTGACCCACCACCCGATGAAGAACCGATTAAATTGTCGCATCGTGAGCGTAGATCTGCGAGGATACGCGCCTGCTGACTTTGCGTCGATGACCACGAGAATAGATTGTGACCGCTTTTTCTACCCTGAATGTTTTGCCTCCCGCCCAACTCACAAACCTTAATGAGTTGGGTTATTTAACCATGACGCCGGTGCAGGCCGCCGCGCTTCCGGCGATCCTTGCCGGAAAAGATGTTCGCGTGCAGGCGAAAACCGGCAGCGGCAAAACGGCGGCTTTTGGCCTCGGCTTGTTACAGCAAATTGATGTGTCGCTATTTCAAACCCAGGGTTTAGTGCTGTGTCCTACGCGTGAACTGGCGGATCAGGTGGCAGTTGAATTGCGTCGGCTGGCGCGTTTTCTGCTAAATACCAAAATTTTGACGTTGTGCGGTGGTCAACCGTTCGGTATGCAGCGTGATTCGTTGCAACATGCGCCGCATATTATCGTGGCAACGCCGGGCCGTTTGCTGGATCACCTGCAAAAAGGCACTGTATCACTGGATGCGTTGAATACGCTGGTGATGGATGAGGCCGACCGCATGCTGGATATGGGATTTAGTGACGCCATTGATGATGTCATCCGTTTTGCGCCAGCATCTCGGCAGACGCTTCTGTTTTCGGCAACCTGGCCGGAAGCCATCGCCGCAATCAGCGGAAGAGTGCAGCGCGATCCTTTAGCGATTGAAATTGACTCAACAGATGCTCTGCCACCTATTGAACAACAATTTTATGAGACATCCAGCAAAGGCAAAATTCCTCTGTTGCAACGGTTATTAAGCTTGCATCAGCCATCCTCTTGCGTGGTGTTTTGCAATACCAAAAAAGATTGCCAGTCTGTCTGCGATGCGCTGAATGAAGTAGGGCAAAGTGCATTGTCGTTACACGGCGATCTGGAGCAACGCGATCGCGATCAGACCCTGGTACGTTTTGCTAACGGTAGCGCCCGTGTACTGGTCGCGACTGATGTTGCTGCGCGTGGTCTGGATATAAAATCGCTTGAGCTGGTGGTGAACTTTGAGCTGGCGTGGGACCCTGAAGTTCATGTACATCGCATCGGTCGTACAGCTCGTGCAGGAAATAGCGGTCTGGCGATCAGTTTCTGTGCCCCGGAAGAAGCACAGCGGGCCAATATCATTTCTGACATGTTGCAGATAAAACTTAACTGGCAAACGCCGCCAGCGAATAGTTCCATTGTGCCGCTGGAAGCAGAAATGGCAACGTTGTGTATCGATGGCGGGAAAAAAGCCAAAATGCGTCCGGGTGATGTATTAGGTGCGCTGACAGGAGACATCGGGCTTGATGGCGCAGATATTGGCAAAATTGCCGTGCATCCGGCGCATGTCTATGTCGCGGTGCGTCAGGCTGTTGCTCATAAAGCATGGAAACAGCTACAGGGCGGGAAGATTAAAGGAAAAACGTGCCGGGTGCGGTTATTAAAATAATGAAATGTTGAATTGCAGGGTGCAAGAGTAAACATCTTCTTCGGGATTGCCGGATGTGAC